ATTCAGTAGGCGCTTTATTATAATATGCAATTACAAACCAAAGTCTTGGATCTCCGTAGAATCGCTTAGCGACTTTCCAATACATATCTGAAGATCTCCATGTATAAACTCTAGTGTCTACAGCCGATCGCTCAGCGTCAGTCATTGCGCTCATTTCTACCATTGCGGTCTTATAAATAATTTTAGCATCTCTGTTTTTGAAAAGATACTCGTATCTATCGTCATTTTTTGCTAGTGCTATTGGTGATTGTATATCATATCTTGCCATTTGTCAATTCCTATTGTTTTATTTCGGATCTTTTCCAGTCACCATTGGCGCGACTTGATCCTTACCTGATGCACCAGTTGCTGGCTCGCCCTGCGGGATAGCACCAGCATCCCCGTCAACGGGCGGGTTGTCACCGCCAACAATAACCGGCTCCACCACAGGTGCCGGGATATTCAACATTGTTGGGCCGATACCAAATGGGAAGGTTGGTAATTCTGATTCGTTGATATCCAAATCCCTTGGCCCTTGGTCTGGTTCGTATACTTTATGCTGGTCTGATGTTCCAATCCAAAGATTATCGTCGCTTGTCCATCCAATTGGGTGCTCATGAATCGGCTTAAACGTTATGGTAACAGTAATCATTTTTGGTAAAATATATGGTGCACCATTTTCGCCAACTGTGTCAAAACCGCCATGCTCTATATCAAACGTGTGGTTCATAGAAGTAATAAAACCTAGCAAACCAGAGTTTTTGGCTGAAGATTGTTGCGATGTGATGTTATTTGAAATTATATTTGCATATTTCATACGAATTAAGGGAGGCTTTGATAATGTGGTAGCAGAGCTGAAATATTTTAACGGAGGGGGTGTATTTTCACCATTCTCGGAACCTACAACATGAGGTATTGGCTTATATGCAGGGTACAAAAATTTAATAAGAGTGGCTAATCTGTTTACGTTCTCGACAGCCTCCGAACGATCTCTTGCCGGAATAGAGAAGCTAACTGAAATGTTTCTTTGAGTGCTTCTGTAGGTTTGAATTGGATCTGCGCGACCATAAACATCGGTTGGCGTTGTGTTAACGTCATAATTTTCATTATAGTCGGTAAGGTAGGCCATGAATCTTACACTGTTTTTTGATGCTACATGATAAAAACCCAAAAAGAAATTATTTGAGAATGCGTCAGAAGGATCTGATATTGTGCTTTTTGAATTGAAAGCAGTGTTGTCGTTGTACCTTTGATAAATTTGTTTTAGTACGCCTGCGCCATCAATGCTTTCAGATGCGTTATCGTCGCCGTTGTTCCCGTTCTTGGCCATTATTAGATTCCTTTTATATAACTATCACGATCTAGTAAAATTAAGCTTAGCCAATACTCTTTCATCAATTTTACCTATAAGTTGCGTATTATCATCTACTTTGATAGTAATTGGAGAGGTAATTGTAAGTTCAGCTTTTTGCTCTTTTTCTTGCATATTAATTGTGGCTGCTAATTGCATATCTCTTTCAAATACCTTGAGCATATCTGTGAAGTCTTTAATCATATCTGGAGATTCCATCATATTGCTCATTTCTTTTCTCAATTTTGAAACCTGCTCTACTGTTTTGGTTAAATTGTCGGGCGAGATTGATGCTAGACTCTCAACCATAGTGCTAAAAGCTTGTATATCGGATTGGCTTGGTCCTGCACCAAATATTCTACCCACTGCCATAGCAGCTTGAAATACCATTATTGCCGGTGTTAGAATTGCAAGCGCTGCAGCAAACACCGTAAGGCTTCCGGCCATGGCATATAATCCAGCAGCCATACCAAGCAGGGCACCACCGGTAGCGCCGGTGTCAAATAATTTTGCAAAACCTTCAGCTAATTTACCCATGCCTGCTGCGGCAACACCAATTCCGACACCGATCATCATAAATGCTGCTCCAAGGCCTAAAATCCCCAGTAATTGCGGCCCAGTAGCGAATATGCCCAGAGCTACAATACCAGCCGTAAACAGCGCCAAAGTCCCTACAAGGCCTATTAGAGCGTTATTAAACCCTGCTAATTGTTCTGCATTCAGATTTGATACAGAGTCTGCCATTGATGCAATACCTTCTGCAGCAAGGGCAATTCCGGCCATAGCTAACAAAACAGCGCCGCCAAGAGCAAGAAGAACTTTCACCATTCCCATATTCATACCATTACCAGCAATGCGAGAAGCAACGCCAATTGCTATCATCGCAAAAGATAACGCATAAACCACATCAATAAGATTAGAACCCCATGTCATCACAGCTATAATAAAACCGATAGCCATTAAAGCCCCGATAAAACCAATTCCGCCTAATCCCATTTTTGTTGGACCGCCGCCTAAACCAGCATTTGCAGCTCTTGCTGAAAATGCCAAATAAAGATTGGCTGCGGCTAAAGTTTTAGTAACAATGGTTAAAGTACCCAATATTCCAATAACTAATCTGCCATGACGAGCAATAAAATCCATAAAGTCAATAAACGTTTCAATACCGCCGATTACAGATTTACGGAATCCCGGCGTATTGGCAATTTGTACCAACATATTTTGAAGCTCTTCTTGCACTTCTTGAAAATTTCTTGCTCTTTTTGCAGCTTCCACGAATGAGTCTTGTGACTGGACAACTGCATTGCTCATTAGATCAAAATTACCAGACATTGCTAATGCCAACTCACCAACATCTTTAAAGCCGCCGGCTTCGGCTATAGCTAATCTTTCATAATATGCCATGTCTTGAAAAGTTTTATTTTGATCTTTAAGAACGTCAGTTATCATTTGAAATCTTTTTGCTGGATCTTCTTCGGCCATTAAATCCATAACATTTAAGAAATCTCCACCTAAGATAGCATTTAATTTACCCACTCTATCTGCTGCGCCCTCAAAAGTATCAAAGCCTGCAGCAAAGTCTGCGATTCTTCCCATTTCAATTCCAGTCTGCCTTGAAGCATAAGCTAGATTATTCATGGTTTTAGTTAAATCAGAGGTATCTTTTCCTATTTTTAATATTTGTGGTGATAATTCGTTAAAAGTTGATACTAATTCGCCCGGACCAAGACCTTGAGCAACGCCTATATCATTTAAGCCTGAAGCAAAATCTCTAGTACCTTCGGCGTTTTGACCAAAAACACGGTTTAGAGTATTAGAAGTTTTACCAAATTGTGCTGTTTCAACTCCAACTTTTTCTAATGTGGCACCAAATTTTACAAAATCTTGATTTGCTTTCATAGTATCACCAGATAACAAAACAAATTCACTTCTCATTGTTTCAAAAGCTTTATAAATTTCGGTGGAAGTTACGCCTAGACGACTGAGATCAATATTCGCTCCAACAGTCTGATCCTGCATGTTTATCAAGCCTTTGGCTACCTCGTCAGAAGCACCGTAAAATCTTTGAAGGCCTTTGGTAGTGTCTATGGTGGCAGTTGCTAGTTTTATAGTTTGAGAAAATATTTTTTCAAAAGCACGGGTTGCGGGGCCCAATGCAAACTGGGCCATTTGAATTCTTCCCTGCATTAAAGCATTATTATATTTTTCTTGAGTAATTGTTCCGGCTTCAAGTGCTACTCTTAATTCTTCTTGAGCTTGCATGTATTTTGCAACACCATCGGTGGCATCGGCTAAGCCTTTTAAACCTAGCTCTGACATTGATGATTGCAGGCCACCAAAGGTACCTTGCATGTCTTTTGCTGCAGCTTCAGCCTCTTTAAAGGCTGCTGCAATTTTATTTAATTCTGCTCTATATTCTTTTGCTTCGGCAGAATTATCGCCTGTGCTTTCTTTGATTGCATCTTGTACTTGTTTAAGATTTTCAAAACCACCAATTAGTTCTTTAATGGCCTCGGCCTGTATGCGATCCGCATCAGTAAGCTCTTCTGTACTTTTAAGGGCGTCTTTTAGACTTTTACTAAAATTAATTAATGAATCTTTAGCGCCATCTAAACTAGCTTTAATTTTATCAAGCTTACTGCCATCATCTTCAGCCATAGGTCTGCCCTCGTTATATTAATTAGTTCACAATAAAAAAGACCGTAATTTCTTACGGTCTTAGTAAATATTATCTTTTGGAAGCTTTGTCCATTTGTTCTTTTTCGTCTTTTAACTGTTTTATTAGTCGTTTTACAAACCATGTTCGCAGTCCGACTGGCAAATTATAGCATTCTATAAAACTCCAGCCACCATGATATTTTAAGAAAAAGAATTGCTCGTATATTTGCTCAAGATACTCAGAGGTCAGGCCAAAAAAAGTTTGCCGTAATCGGCACCTCCAATTCATCACTATGGCCGCAGGATGAGCAATCAAAATCAAGCATCATTTTTGTTGTTGGAGTAAGCTGTGTTATAGTTCTTCTTAGATATCGCGCGTCAGCCGCTGGCATCTGTTCTAAAAAGCCTTCAACTTGGGCTCTATCTTCGATGCCATTTAATGCGATCACAATTCTTTTGAGATTGTCTGTTATCGCAGAATTAAGGTCTTTGTTCTTCGCCTTATTTCTTTGATTTCGCACAATTTCACTTTCATCGTATCCGTACATTAATCTGATCTCTGCCTCAACTTTAGTCATCGGCAATTTAACTCTAAATGTAAGCCTATCTGTTGACAAAGCACCTAATTCTGTCAAAGTTTCTGAATCGGTACCGCCATCATAATTTTGGCAATTATCTAAATTATACGTTAGCGACTCTTGTGTGCTACAATTTGGACATGTAACCTGAGTTTTATAATCGGACCCATAACCAGTTCTTCTGGCTTGGATTAGCATGGCGTTCTTATCGCCTACTAAAAGCGTACCCGGATCAATTGTCTTATCAAGCATTAAGCTGCTCAATAGACGATCTAAAGCTACGCCCTTTTTCAAAAGTGTCTGAGATGTAAGAATCTCTTCTTCTTTTGTTGTCATCTGTCTAATCTCGATAGACTCAGCCTTATGCAAAGGATGATTCTCGGGATAGAAGAGACCTTTCGATGGAAGCTCTACTAATTCAGTTGGATTTACAAATGAAAGTAGATCGCCTCCTGCTTGTGTAGGTGCGGGAGAATTTGCACCTGTGACAGAAGCTGTTCTGTCTTCGTTGTTTCTAACTGACAATTTTTACCTCACGTTTGTCGTTTGTTTAATTATTCGGTGGTCGGGCCCGCATCGGACGTCCACGTCCACGCGCCTGTTACGCCTACGGGGTCATTGCTATCAGCGTTCCTTTCACCTTCCGCAGATACCAATTCAGCCCAGTCATATCTAAGTTCTAGATCGCATGTCGATAAATCTTCAGAGTCGTAATCTAAATCTGAGAATTTTACAGACTTAATGAATACATTCTTAAGCGTCCATGTTTCAAGTGCGCTACCTTCAGCGTCCAAGTGAACAATACTAACAGTTCCCAAAGATGTTCCCATAAGTGACTTATTGACAGTCCCTGTATCAATTGCTGCATTTGGAAGTTTATAGCCGGCAGCTTGAAGAAGGTTCAACATTAAATTGGTAGTGCTGGGATTAATTGGATCAACCATAGTAAGAGTTACCGGTTCCCAAGTAACAGTGGAAGGAAAATGAAAAGTGTGATTTAAAAGCTTGTGAGTTGTTTCACCCACTGTAAAAGCTGGCTTAGTAACTTTTTTAGCCCACCAAACAATATCTCCTTTGGTGTTCGAGGTGTTAAGATTCGTGTTGAGTCCAGTAAACTGTACCTTAAACCTATAATTTCTTTTAGGTTCGTTTTGTAATTCTGTTGTCCAAAATGACATTTTTCATTGTCTCCCTTTAGTATTAAGTATTAGTATGTTGAAAAATCTGCGTCAGTTCTTGTAATAACAAAGTCAAGAGCAATAAACTCGATTGCGCGAGCGGGCTTGATATAAACTTTAGCATACAAGACGTTTTGATCGATAAGATCGGGGGTGGTTGTGGTTTCATCCAATTTAACTAGATATTCAGAAATACCTAAGTTATTTTGCACACCTCTAAGGAAAGTTTCAGTTGCATTTCTGAATTTATTCCAAGTATCCTCTACGTTTTGGTCGAAAAGAACATTATTAGCAATTAATCTAACTTGCTTCTTTACGTAGATTAACATTCTTCTAACGTTAATTCTATCAAGCGCCGATGGATCGGCCAACAAGGTCTTCTGACCGAAGACCACAATACCTTCTTGAGTAAAGTTAGCAATTGGGTTAATATCGACTTCGTAAAGATCGTCGCGGTCATCTCTGTTAAGTTGCTGAGTAACGCCACCAACTTGAAGATTAATTTGACCTTCACTAATTCCGCCGCGGTTAAATCCAGCAGGAGCAAACCAAACTTGGTCTGTACTGGCGTCTGAGCGACCCATAGCCCCAAGACCCACAACTGATGGTGGGAGGTACACAGTCGCACCTGTGCGCGTGTCGGTAATAAACACCCATGGGTAGTAGCATGCAGCGAACGACGAGTCAAGCTGACGTGACTTGATATTGCTAACTGCTGTGGTTACACTCTTTGGAGTTCTAGCAACCTTAGTGTTAGAATTCTCGGTAGCTGGAGTATACCCACCTTCAATATCAATGATAGCAAGAACATCTTGGCGCTCTTCTGCAACGTTAATTACCTCATCTGTAATAGAAGTATTGGTAATTCCGGGGATTGTAATAATGTTACCCTCTGTAACTTCTTCATCTTCGATTACCTTAAGCGCAGTGCGAAGACTGTAATTAGCATAATAGTTAGCCTTGGTGGTACCGGCAAGATCCGAGTTGTTAAACGGCTCTTTCTCGTTAATTCTAAGACCATCAAATCCACCGTAAAGAGGAAGTGAGAAGTTCTTGGCACCGTTTGCAACAGTTGACTTCCACGAGCCGCTTCTTGCACTAACAGATGTTCCTGCGACACGTGAACCAGATACATATGTACCCGTATCAGCATCACCAGTAACGTCATCGAGCGTGAAGTAGTAAGAAATTTGAGAAACATTAGAAACAGCGAATGAATTTGCTTGAAGTCCAAACGGAACCGGACGTAGATAATCTACAACACCCGGGTCAAGCTGGTTAGAGCCGTTTTTAAGTGCTGTAAAGCCGTAGTAGGCACTCTTAACTTTTGAACAATTATCTCCGGTATCTTTATTAGATGTACGAAGTCTGGTTTCAGGGAATCTCACTGAGGCAGTATAATCTACCTTAGTTGCAGCAACGCCGTTACCGTTCAATATCATAGATGTTTGAGCAGAAGACTGCCAGCCAAACTTTGTACGCAATTGAACCATAGTATTAACATGAGGCGAAGTTGATTTCACGACGCCCTTTTCGGCAAATCCATAATCGAACATAGCATTTGAGCCTGAAAAAGTTGCGAAGTCTCTTGGCTTAATAGGGCCTTCGAATCCAAATGGTACGGCGCCCTTATTGATCGGAGTAGCATCAGAGAACATTTCTACACGGATATACCTAGAGCGATTTGGAAACTCTCCATATCTAACTAATCTTTCATTAGTCTTATCGTATTCGTAGAAATAATCACCAATAACGCGACCAATAAACTTATTAGAGTTTCTATCCAAATTACATCCTTGGAAAAACTCAAGAGGACCTTCAGTTCTCAATTTGGTATCACGCGAACCAATTGCTCGAACTTCAACATCAAAAGTTGGATAGCCGCCGGCATAAGTTGCATCGGTGATATTAGAGATAGAAATTTTAACATTCTTTTGAAGATAGTCTCCAGCGTCAGTAGCACAGAATCTGAACAGTCTTTCTGCTCTTTCTGAACTTGCTGGATCAAAAGTTGCATTGTCGTTACTAAGATCTTGCGAGAAAATATAGCCAGTTTTGGCGTATTGGAAGTCAGACAACATTCTGTGGTGCCCTTCAGCAGTCGTGATGGTTGAACCAGATTGCAAGCACATAATTACACCATATTGAGCACCAGCCCCTTCATTTCCAACGATGCTGGAAATTGCCTCTTCGTAAGTCTCACCTAAGAAATACTTCTGTTGGTTGGTTGCACCAACAAGATTGGCGTTAGTGGCCACCGGATCAACATTTAGTGCTTCACGAATATAATTTGGCGACGTTCTATCAAAGTTGACAACAGCAGTTTTATATTCTGTACCTGACTGATCATCAAAGACTAGTTTATACATGTTGGAGGTTGTGCCACCATCGGTAGAATTTAATGAACTTATAAGAGTGTATGCAGCAGATGTTATTTCTGTTCCGTAAACTGCATTTGACAAAACAGAACCAGACAGTCTGACAGAACCCTCTGAAATATAGAAAATTGCCGCAAGGGTACCAGTCATATTGTAGCCGCCACCGGTGGCGATATCGGGCGCAGTTGATGCGGATTTAAAAGTGAATAATCCCCAAGCACCACCGTTTGCAGATTTCACTGTATTTGGATATGCTGCAGCGCCACCAGTAGTTTCAGTGTACCAGCCGGCTTTTGCATTGTCAGTGCTTGCGTTTGCATCGCCCATTCCTAATAAGCGAACAGTGGTAGCTGGTGAAGCTGCTGACTTTAAGTAACTTTCGGCGGCATATGCACCATATGTTGGGCCTTGGTAATTTCCAAGCCTATAAACATCTGCTTTCCCGCCAGTTCTTGTTTTTAATACTTCTGAGGCTGGTTTTCCGGTTCCATCAATTGGGTTTCCAAAAAATGTAGTCCAATCGCTCCAGTTATCCACACTAACAGGGCGCATTGCGGGCCCATGTTCCGTGCGGCCGATGATGATCGGGCCGTCTTCAGGACGGGGGGTTTCTCTAATTGATTCATCCACTTCTGCGATAAAAACGCCGGGGGATAAAAATTTGAATTTTTCAACTGCCATGGTTTTGTGGCTCCTTCGTAACAGTAAATCTCACTATCTAAGTAGTTACAATATAATCTAAAAGACACTTCACTCTTTATAAAATCTTCCGTCATCTTCATTGGGATGCTTGTCACCAATCAATATTCTTTCTCTTGGTATTCGAACCTCGACTATAGACTGTCTTTTTTCGACCTCTAAGTACTCGGAATTTTTATCGTCGTTAAGCAAATATCCTAAAACTTTCATTTCAATACTTGTTTCATACTTTTTTTCATCATCGCCCATCGATGTGATGTTATTAGATGCATCGTAGCTTTTTGGAACGAAGGCTTCATAACGATGAGGTTCGTTGCCAATCATAAAGCCATTAATTTGGCCCGGATATTTAAGTATTGGCGTTAAAATTTCATTAATCTGCTGTTGATATTGTGCTTTAATTTGAATTTTATATAACACATTAACATGGATAGGCGGTGGAATTGTAAATGTCTCGTATACAACCTTATTATTGTCTTTTCTTATATTAAAAGGAGATTTTGTACCTTGGGTTGTGTTTTTTGCAGCAGAATATTTTGTTGTTTGACGCTGGTTAATTTTTCTTCCAATAACAAAGGCTTGAGAGGTGCCGCCTTTTGTATCTCTAAAAATATTACTATAATAAGAGCCTCGATCCTCTTTATTTACGGACGTTCTTTCGATAGTAATAACTGGTAAATTAATATTACCATTGCTGTCTCTAAGATTAACGTCATTTTTAGACTGAAACGTTCTCTCAGCGCCTGCCCATAAAATTGGCACCGGTTTCCACCCATCAGGGTAAGTAGCTTGAATATCTAAAGTGTCAGTGACCCATTCATAAAGGGCTCTATCAATTGTTTCAAGCGTCGATTTTGGAATTAATATCGGATTATGTCTTGTTTTTTCAGTTGGCATCAAAATAGCTTCCTCTGGCTCTAGTACATACTGCTGTGATCTCAAAAGATTGATCTACTTGACCAAATAATGGTCTAGGTTCTTTCAGTGTTGTAATTTCATAATATTGATCTCCATAATAAATGAAATCACCTACTCTTGTAAAGAGATTTTGATCTTCAGATAGTCTTCTTTTATGAAAATGAACTACAATTTGCGAACTAAAATCCACATGCAGCCCATCAACATATCCAAACGTAGATGCCGACTCATCCCAATCAACCAAAACATAAACACGTATAGGCGACAAAAAGTTTTTTTGAATTGACTCTCCGTAAACATCGTGGAAATTGGTTCTATCCATGTCAATTGGATAATAAAGAATTTGTTGGCCAATAACTTTTTCAATTAACTCATCGTTAACTTGCTTAACTAAGTTTCTTTCTTTTTCACCTAAAAACAGTGGCGGGGGTGGGTTTTTGGGTCTGGACCATTCATCATCGTATGCCATTTACATTACCCCACAAATATTGGCAGCGGTGTTCTACGTAAAGTTTCTTCGACTGCTGCGACCTTTTCTTGATCTCTCTTCGCTAATTCTGAGTACTCAGTGCTATCAAGCATTTCCATTAACTTGTCTTTAAGTTGTTGCTGTTCATCTTTTGCTTGTGAAAGCAGGTCAGATGCATTAAGTGTTACATTATCACCCGGAATCGGTATTTGAGCGAATTTACCACGAATTTGTCCTAGCATCTCTTTTGATAATGCTAGCGCATATTTGCGAATCCATTGCTTACCTATAGCATTTATGTTTTCGAATGGTACATTATCAAATGGTAGCGTGTTTAAGTTATTGACGCCTTCCATACCATCATCATAATCATTGTCGCTTTCGTAGGCATCAGTATCAATTCTAAATCTTACGTAAATTCTGCTTAAATGGCCTGTAAAATGCTCTTGGCTGGATGGTGTCGGATATAGCCTGATAAAGTTATTCATAATTTCATACGAATAGTGTGATGTTCGTGTGTAAAGCGAATCTTCGTACATAATAGCCTGCATTTTGTTTTGCCATGTAGGTATAACTTCAAAAGTGGAGTCATCAGCATATTGACCATAAGTTGAATAATTTCCAACAACACCAATTCCGCCATAATACCCAAAAAAGCGCCACATTGCAACGGGTGATTTGTAAAAAACCTTATCGATGATAATTCTATTATTTTTGACTTTGCCAGTATAATCTACTGCAGCTCCAGCATCATCAACACCGGATGCCGATGAACTAGAAATTATAGATTGTATATTGTAATCTTGTTGATTGTTTACAGCCTTAAAAGATGCGGAATAGAATCTAGTAGTTCCGCCTTGGCCGGCCATAGTAGACATACCATCACCAACTTTATTTGCATATGCCAATTGAAATTTTGGAAATTTCAAGTTAGCGCCAGAAGGACCATCAGTTAAGTCACCTTTATGATCAAACGTACCCGTGGTATTGCCCAAAGCATCTGATAAGATGTTTTTACCTTGATGTAAATTAACAATGTATGAATACTCAAGCACTGCTTCTTCATATGCTGAATAAACGTTAGATGGAGTCAATTCAATGTCTACTACATCACCACCAAGCTTTTTATAAGTGTAAGCAACTTGTGCTGTGGCACCCGATAAGAAATCAGCGGAACCAGTATACATACCAAAAGGTAAAGAACTGGCTACGTCACTAAATGTACCCGTTGAAGGTAATACGATCGCGCTTTGTTGCGATCTTGGTAATAAATTGGCCGGCACGCACGGATCCTCCTACTAAATAAATAGTTAGCAAAACACAAAGCCCAAGTCTATTAGCGTTTTATACTGACTTAGATGCTTGGGCTTTACTTTTTCTGGAGCGTGTGCGTGTTGTTTTCGCTGTTTTTGTAGTCTTGGTTGTACTTTTTAATGTGTTTTTAGTTTTAGTGTAATTTGTAGATTTTTTTTCTTTTACGGTTGAATTCACAACTGGTTTTTCTTCCACCGCGGGCGATGCTGCATCTGCTGCAACTTCAACTTTTGTTGGTTGATTATCTACAATATTTTCTTCAATTTCAACATCATTGTCTTTACAAATTGGATGATTTTGATGTTTAAGATTAAATTTTTGACTATTAAGAAGTCTACGTTTTCTGCCCATTATGGCCTCCTGTTTGTTATAAATAGTTTGAAAGTACAAAAACGAAAATCTCAAAAAATTACCGGGAAAAATTTTTGACAGATCGACATTTTTGATTTTTTTTGGCTGAAATAAAAAACCCCACCCAAATTTGGGTGAGGCTTAAAATAAAATTAAAAAATTTTAGCCTTTTGACATGAACCCATGAATGTGGACGTAAAATTTAACAGCAGTCAAATCGGCGGTTGCAACTGTTACTGTAACCGGATCAGCTGTTGTGACAACTCTGTATCCTCTTTGGTCAAAGCCCGTCGCGTGTTCTGGATCACCACCGTTACTAACTAAAGCTCCGTTAAATGATCTAACCTTGTTGACAGCTAATTCAGCAATTGCGCTAGCTGTGAGAAATCCATCTGGATCATTAGAAGTTCCAGCAGTACCAATCGCAATAGTTGCAGAACCAGTGCTTGTTGGCGCAGTCACAACTTCAACGTAACCATGTGTTGCTACGAAACCAATTGGAAGACCGGTATGTACCTTTCCATCTGAACCAGATAATTGTACCTCTTTGTGCGGGCACGACTCATATGAGCCAGAATCATACAAAAACGAGAAAGATGCTGGTTGCGGCGATTCGCGGTCATCTCTCGGTCCTGCTTCATTTGATGCAGGTTGTTTAGTTCTCAAATTTTTAAGTGCTAA